CCTGATCCAAATGGAGATAATGCGCTACCGCTTGTGCTATCATCTATACCTACAAATTTATATTGGTTTACTACTGCCATTAATCTAAAAAGAAGCTTCTAGCTTCTATCTCCTGTTTTAATTCTTCTTGAAACGTTGTGTTAAGTTTTTCTAACACTGCATCAAGATCCCTTACTAAAGACTGTGCTACATCTTCTTCATATTCTGGACTTGCTCTAGTTAATGTTTGTACTATCTTAGCCATTACCGTCTCCCTCCAGCTTGTATATCTAACCGAAATGTCCCTAATTTCCAAGTAGTATCCACTGCGGTATTTGATATAGTTAATGCAATTGCTCTAGCTCTTGCCCGTGTATCAACTTTACTTGTAGAAGTTGTCACGGTAAATGGACCTAGTGATGAGCTAGATGCTGTATTATTAGGATAATTTCTTAGATCTAATTGTATAATTGCATTTCCTGTTTGAGATATAAAGTCAGGGATAATTCTACTAACTCTCATAATATTTTCACCATCACCTCTAAGATCAGCCATATTTGTAGCAGCTCCTCTAATAACTTTTTGTGTAATATCATAATCACCTGATGTAATATTAGCTGGAATAGCTGCTGTGACTCCTCCCTTTATTTGATTAATCCCTGTTTCATGTTCATAGTAATAAGTAATTCCTTCGGTATTTCCTGTCACATCAAAAGAACTATCTGTATCAGCATCATAGTAAGTGGCATGAGGTAAACCAAATATAGCAGAATCCTGCCAAGTTGTTCTAGTAAATAAAGAACTAGCATTAGTAAACCATATCGGTCGTTTAGACGTAGAGTCTAGATAACTATAAGTTACTGATCTTGTATTAACGTTTGAATTAGATGTTGGATAAAACCATGTAACTTCTCCAAACAAGTTATTGATTCCTGCATAAATCATTTGGTTAGACGTAGTATTTAAATTATCATAAACATAATCTTCTACTAAACAATCCATAGATTCCAGTTTACCTGTAAATCTAAAGAATCCATTTTCAGACATCCAGTAAGCAGCACCATCAACTTCAACGGCTGCATTCTTACCAATTAATCCACAGTTAGTTCCAACCTGTTCGTAAGCAAATGTAAATGGTTGTCCAACAAAACGCATAGTAAATAAAGATGTATCGGTCCAAACATAAATTGCATTCCTACCAAGTTTAGCTCCAATGATCCGTGATCCGGCGGCCAGTCTTTGTGTACCAGCGCTATTTTCAGCTGTTGGTGCGTAAGTATTAATATCCTCTTGAGAAGAGAATCTAATAAACATATCATCTTGTGTTGTTTTATCACCAATCGTTGTCTCAGTTCCAAAAAACACTAAGTGACGATCTGGTGTAGATACTAACATGTCTCTAGATGCTGTCGGAGCTCCTGATATAATGGTAGCTCTTGTTGATGTTGCATTAGATGCATCTGCATTCCATTCAAAACATTCACCATTAAAGATTAAAGCGATAAGTGTTGAACCTAAATTATCTAAAGACCATAGACCCGGTTCTGCAACTGAGTCAGTACTTGAAGATGCTTGACCCCATGCTGCATAATCACTTGTATTGGTAACGGTTGCTCCATTACTGTGAGTAGCATTAGTAGTACCTCTAACATTTCTAGTAATTCCAGTTAAGTCGTTTCCTGAAACACCTGTGTAAGATATTTCTTCATTGTCTACTTTAATATAGTTTGTTCCTGTAGTTGGAAATCCTGTTGTACTAACTAAAGTAATACTCGTTCCACTTCCACCGGTACCATAAGCATTGGCAGATAAAGATCCATTTAAAGTTGATGTTTGAGGAGCTGTAACAGTTCCACCCCATTGAGAAATACCATAACCATAGACTCCAACTTGTTCAGCTGGTCCTACGTGGTAATATCGATAATAAGTTATTCCTCCAGAAGTAGTAGCTCCACCTCCAGTTTCATTACTGTCCATTGTAATTGTAAGTGTTGTTGTAGTAGGTACAGTAGTGACCATAAATTTTTTATCACAAAAATCTGAAGCACCAAAATTAGAACCTGTAATAGCAGTAAATGTACTTGTGTCTCCAAACAATATAATATCTCCTGCTTGAAAATTATGTGCAGTAGAAAAAGTTAGAGTGACCTCTGGATCTCCATTGCTCGTGCTGAATGCACTTGTAATAGCTGTTCCTGATGGATTAACTAAAGGATGTATATCATAATATACTCCTCCAGAATATGTGTATAAAATCCTATTAGTTCCAATTATAGAATATTTGATACCCTCTTTATTAACCATGTGATGTAAACTTCTAGCTGCGCCGGTAAGTTTTTCATCTCCTAATTGAGACCAACCACCTATTTTTTCGGGCGTACCATACCTAAAACGGACATTTTCTCCCCCTGTCCACTGTGATTCAGCGCCGGTAGAAGTAACTTGTTTATTAAATCCTGGTAAAAATCCTAATTTTTGTAGCATAAAAAACCTGTTTAGAAGGTGATATAACAGATTGTATATGATTTCAATATAATATATTATACGCCCAGAAATACATGAATATAGAAGACGCAATTGTAACGATTAATCTACCGTTAAAAGGTAAAATATTTCAACATTTAACAAATGAAGCCTTATTTAAAGAGCTCATAAAGTTTATAGATTACAGGGCAGTCGAAAAGTTAAAAGTAAGATCAGATCATGAGACTAGTGTTATAAATACAAACATAAGAAATGTTGATGGCTATAGTTTATGTAAAGAGAAAATATCAGATAAAATCTATTTTAAACATATTGATAAGATAATTGCGTATTGTTATGCTTTTTATAAGGCTAAATTTCCATTAATTCAAACAAGTAATTTAAATCAGATTGATCTATTAAAATATGAACCAACTGGAAAATTTGAACAACATGTTGATCATTATTTTGGTAGTTATAGAACATTAACTTTTATTCTAAACTTAAATGAAAAGTATGAAGGTGGTGATTTTATTTTCTATGACCAAAAAGATAAGGAAATAAAGAGAGTCCCTTGTAAAACAGGTACAGTAATATTTTTTCCAAGTAATTTTTTATACCCTCATTGTGTTAAACCTATTAAGAAAGGAACTAGATATAGTATTGTTGGATGGCTAGTATAAAAGATTTTAAATACAAATTAATCAAAAGATTCTTTTCAAAAGAAGAATTAACTATTTTACAAAAATACTGTTTACGTAAATTAGATGTTCCCTTTATAGACGGTGATCAATCTCCTCTTGCTCCTTGTTGGTATAAGGATGCGTTAATGAATTCTTTTTTAGAATTAAAAATACCTCGGATGGAAAAAGAAACTGGATTAAAACTTTTTAAAACTTACGCTTATTGGAGATACTATATGTTTAATTCAATCTTAAAAGATCATAAAGATAGACATGCTTGTGAAATCTCTGCTACTGCGTGTATTCATAAAACAGATAATTGGCCGATCCACATTGAAAATAATTGGATAGAAATGGAAGAAGGAGATGCTGTTATTTATTTAGGACATGATTTAACTCATGGTAGAAAACCATTTCAAGGAGACGGATGCGCTCAAGTATTTTTTCACTATGTAGATCAACATGGACCTCATGCATGTTGGAAAGATGATTTAATTTTAGTTCAACCTTCAGATGGCCAAGGCTAGTTTTTAATGAATAAAAATGTTAATATAAAAGATTTTATAGGTGTTTATGATGGATTTGTTCCGGAAGCAGAATGTAAAAAAGTTATTACTTTTTATGAAGAACAAAACAAACTTAAACAAACTTTAAATAGAATATCTTCAGAAGAAGCACCGGTTTTAAAGAAACAAGATCAACAGTTATTTTGTAACCATAACGATGTAGATGTTTGGTGGGACCAATTAAAAGTAATAATGTTCAATTTTGAGGCAGCGTGGAAACATTACGATGAGCAGACAGGAGCGGTTAGCGCATTTGATCAAGATGACTTACATTTCACAGCATTAAAAATACAAAAAACGCTACCTACAGAAGGTTATCATGTTTGGCATCTAGAACATGGAAAGGCTTTTGAAGCTTTACAAAGAGCTTTTGTTTTTTCTATATATTTAAATGATGTGGAAGAAGGCGGCGAAACAGAATTTTTGCATTTTTCCAAAAGAGTCAAACCAAAAACAGGTCGAATAGTAATTTGGCCTTCTTCTTTTCCTTACTTACATAGAGGAAATCCTCCATTATCTGGAGAAAAATATATACTAACCTCTTGGATGATGTTGACATAATGTCTAGTAATTTTGATATAAGAATCATAGATAATTTTTTAGATAAAGACATGCATAAAAAATTAAAACTTCTCCTACCTACTTTACCATATAAATGTTTAGACAATATTTTAGCTGGCGCTCCTAGCTCACATGTATGGTTTTCTCATCCAACACATCCAGATATTGCCGAACTTATAAAAGATAAAATAGAAAAAATTTATAATGAAAAATTTGAAATTGCCCTGTCTTCCTACACTATGTTAGCAACTACTACTCCTCTTCCTCATTCAGATAAATCTAGTTGTGATTACCAAGCTATTGTTTACATAAAAGGAAACAATAATTTACATAAAGGAACTGGTTTTTATGTTCTTAATGAAGAAATTGGTGAGTATGAATTAAACACTCATATAGGTTTTAAAGAAAACAGAGTAGTTATTTGGGAGTCTGATGCTTGGCATACGCCAATGAATTGGGCTTCAGAAGAGCAATCAAAAAGATTTTCAATTATATTTCAATTAAAGAAACAGAATAAGAAGTAGATTAATTTTATAGTTATGCTGATGTGTAAGAAGTAGGTCTTGCGCCTTTTTCAGATTCGTCTCTAGTGTCTGCATCCCAATCAGCTTGTAATTGAGTTAAATGAGCTTCATCCCATTTAGTAATAAATTGACTTCGAAAGTCTCCTAAATCAGCTTCCACCCAAGATAAATTTCTTCCTACTGTTCCAGGAATAGTTTCAACTAAATCATTGTCAGTATTAGTATCATCAATGTAATGGATGCAATGAATATTTTGAAATTTAGAATCATTCCAAAAGGAATCGTGCCCTGTTATCTTGTAAACAACAGGTGAGTCAGCAGAACCTTCAGCTGTTTTCTTCATAATTTCTTTAGCTTCTATTAATACTGTCCAATTTCCATGTGTTGCCATAAATATCCTATGTTTTAATTATATACATTACAGTCAAGTAAGGTTGCAAGACTGAAGTTGCTGTTCCTGAAAAAGTTGCCGACATATTATGCGAGTGTCCTCCGCCACCACCAGTAGTACCAGTACTAGTAGGTTGAAATCCGTTAGCAACGATAGGTGGACCACCACCGCTTGGTTTGTATTGTCCTCCGGCAGGGTGCGTGTGTGCCGCTATTTCAGGTGTTGTTAAAGTGTGTGACCCTGTTGATCCCCCAACAGTTCCGGCAGCCGCTACGGTGTTTGCTCCACCTGTTGAAGCAATAGCTTTAGTTCCAGATTTCCCCATTGCCACATTATCTTGTAGATTGGGTAAGTTAAAAGTTGATGAACCATCTCCAACTCCATAAGTTGTACCGATAACGCCAAATAAATCAGAGTAAGTTGATCTTGATACAGCTGCACCAGCACATTCTAAAAATCCAGTTGGTGCCGAAGCTGTTGACCATTCTAGAATAGTACCTGTAGCCGTTCCTTCAATACCTGTAAGGTTTGCTCCATCGAAATCGTATTTAGTTGCTTCATAATTTGACATATTATTTCTCCGTGTAAGTCCATCCTACATCTGAACCAGAATAAACTAATCCAAATGCTGCACCTTCAGTGTTAACTACTAGGTCAGATGTTGCATTTGCTATTTTAGAACTATTTCTTCCAACAGTCAATGCGTTAGAATCAAAAGTATATCTTGAGTCGACAAAATTTACAGTGTCCCCATTAGCTGGAGAGGCTGGAAGTGTCACTGTGACTCCTCCACCATTTGTGTCTACAAAAAGATTAGCTCCTGCTTGGATTGTTTCTGCTGCAGTTAGTGTTCTCCAATTTCTAGTTTCATGATCTTTAACCATATTAGTTCCATCTGAGTGACAGATATAATTATTACCTTCACATAATAAGAAACCTGAAGCACTTGTAACTTTAAAAGTTAAAGTATATCCTGCGTGATTAGTTCCATCTATTACATTAAAAACTTTTTCTATACTTGCTGGAAAATTTACTGTTCGGTTTGCCGCAAGAGTTCCAGTAAACTTTAGGGTCATATTTCTTGCATTAGAAATAGTTGCATCAGTCATTGCTAATGTTACATCCCCAGATGCTACATCTATTGCTTGATAACCAGCAACTGATTGTTGTATTAAATTTAAATTTGTATTTGTCTTAGTTCCCCATGTACCAGCGTTTTCGCCAGTAGCCATAAGTTCTAGTTTAAGATCTGATGAATATGTCGATGCCATTATTAATTTTTCCTATTTTTGTTATTTATATTGTTTATTTAGTTTTAAGTCAAACATAATTATGCAGGTGTTTTTCTTGTATATCCCGAACTCGTTTTAGGTGTTAATTTTTGGTAGTATTTAAGAATTAATCCAGAAGCATTAAGATTAGATGTTGCTTGTAATCCAGTTAATCCAATAACCATTGCTGTAGGAGCTATTGAGCCTACTGCAGACGTGGCACTAACTCCTGTTAATCCAATAGCCATTTCCGTCGGAGATATTGATCCTACTGAAGCAGTGGCACCAAGTCCTGTTGGAACGAGAATAGGTGAAGATGTAATGTCTATAGAACCTACACTCGAAGTTGCACTAACACCTGTTAAAGTATAGGCTGTTTGTATTGTAGTAGACCCTACACTAGATGTTGAACCCAACCCAGTTAATCCGATAGTCATTTCCGTAAGAGATATTGATCCTACTGCAGACGTGGCACTAACTCCTGTTATAACAGGTGTAGAATCTATAACGAAACTTAAAGAACCAATACTAGAAGTAGAACTTACTCCGGTTGGCGATATTACCGATGTTAAATCTAAAGTTAATGAACCAACACTAGAAGTGCTAGATAATCCTGAAGGTTGAACTAATTTATTAAATGAATCTCCGTAAGGTTCTTCACCCCAACCATTTCTACCCCAACCAACTAAAGTACCGGCGTTGTCAAAATCTCCAAGTGCAGTTGTAGCTTGTTGACCGGTTGGTGTTATAATAGTATTTAAATCAAGAGTTAACGATCCTAATGAAGATGTGGCACTTACTCCAGTTAATTCTGCGGTAATAATTTGCGCCGCTGTAACACTTCCAAGACTAGAAGTTGCACTTAAACCTGTTGGTGCAACAGAATATTCTACACCCCAACCAGAGTTGCCCCATTGTTGTCTTCCCCAACCTTCTTCCGGAAATGCAGCTACAGAACCAACTGTACTTGTAGCACTAAGACCTGTTAAAGAAATTGTAAGAGTATTGGATGCCCAAGAATTTTCATTCCAGGCTACTGAAGGACTATCACCACCCCAAACTGATGCCATAAGGAGTCCCTCCTTATGCTATCCGAAGAATTGCGTTAGTTGCGTCTGCTGTTGGAAATTGAATTGTAAAAGTTCCACTTGATACAGTTTTATCTCCACCAAATGCGATAGCGCAAACGGATGCATCTGTTGAATGTGAATCATTAAAAATTAAACATCCATTAGCTGTAAACGAAGCTGAAGTCCAAGAGAGATCAGCAAAATCACATACTGCTGTATCAGTTGATAAAGTAGGAGTTACACTTGTGAGTGCTTTTCCTTTAGCTGTGTAAGCTGTTCCAGATGTATTAGTGATTTCATTACTAGATGAATACGCTGTTGTTGATTTGTTTAAAGTTGCCGAACTTGTATATAAAGCTAAATTAAAAGTGTTCCCAGTTGATGCTGTAAAGTTATGCTCAGCCTCTAAGATTTCTTGTTTAAAGCTATTACAAACTGCCGATGTTATTGCCATAATATTTTTCTCCTAATTATTGAGGCGCTGACTCGATTGGAATTCTTATTGTACCATCCGTGTAATCGTCTCGTCTTCTTCTTCCAATTTGCATCGCTGCAAACTTTTGTAGTTCAGTTTTATACTTCTGTTCGTATAATGTCAACATATCTGTTGGACCTTTTAAAAAAGAATATGCCTCACATAGACACGCATATAATAACCCTTGAGGGAAATAATTACTCACATAAGTCCCACTTGTATTGGTTTCTAAACCCGTAGGCATAGCATTATAATGTATTATATACTGATAGTTAGCATCTGGTGTAGGAGCCAGATAAATCGCTCCTGAAGTAGCTGTGCTTGTCCCTGTAGTCGCACCTCCAAACATAGAATAATATTTAGGTAATCCTGTTGTATCTTGACCTGTGGACCCACCTTCAGTGCCTGTTAGTTCTCCTACATATTCAGATATAAAAGTTTGATCGCGTCTTTCTAACCATACTCCTTCACCTGTAGTAGCAGTTGTTGAATCAAATACTTGAACACCTCTTATAAATAAAGCTCCTGCTGGAACGGTAATACTATTAAAATCTGTAGCAAATTGTCCTTGATCTTGAAATCTATCAGAATCCATAGGACAATCTAAATTAATTCTATGTTCTGCATTACGAAGAAATCCATTTATAATAGCAGCAGTAAAAACATTACTATCTACTTCCGTGTAATTTCTAATATCGGTTGTTAAATCTGAATAACTATATGCCATAATTAACCTCTATCATTTACGGGTCCAATTGTACATTGAAAACCGCCTCCCGTTGCTGTGCTCGTAGCATTAGATACTAAAGGCACTGTTAATGAATTATAGTGTGTTTCTGTTTGTGAAGTTTTAGGACCAACTATTACGGTCGTTCCAATTGCTGTTGCGAGATAAGATCCATATACTTTTGCACCCGATGAATGTGCAATCGCTGTCGTGTTTGCTAAAGTTACTCCTCGATATGGAGCAGCTGTTCCACGTGTACATCCTGTTAAAGTATGTGTAGTTCTGCCTGTGTATTGAATTGTTTCATTTGCATATGTCCCAACTAATAAAGGGTTAGTAATGGTACCTGCTGTTAAATCAGCTTCTGTCCAGACTTTTTCTATAACAATGTAGCCGGCTGTTGGAAATTCCGAACCATCCGTTAAAACAATTGATGTAGCAGAATCAGTTAAGTTTCCATTTAATGTTGTAGATAATTCTAAAGTGGTAACTGCAACTCCACCTACGGGTTGTTTTAGATCACTAAATCTTACATAAGATGTCCCTGCATTTAAACCATTATCTGGAAAAGCTACACTTAAAACTTTTGATGCAGCTGTTGTGGTAAAGGGGTTGTTAGGTAAAATATCTTGCACTGCAAATTCTACTCTTGCTGGTCTTGCATGTAATAATCCTTGTGGATCAGCTCCTACTGGATGTGGTTTTAATTGTGGTTGTTTAGGTTCAAATTCAGAAATATGTACCCACGCACCAGTCCACTCTTGCACCATTTCTCTATAGGG